GGGCCAGAGACTTCCCAGGGATTCTTAAGAGAATCTAAGTACTCTAATGCGAGATTAGGCATCTGTCCTGACTTAGGACCATTAATATCTCGGGCAATCCTTGCTAAAGGCTTGCTGGAACCTCTCTTGGAGGTCTTAACTGGAGCAGTATTCTTATTCTTCTTGCCCTGCTTCGGGCCTTTCTTGGACATACTTGAAGGGTTCATGTATGGGATCCACCTGAACCAAAGTGGACTGTACATCTTGTAGAACAGCAGAGCTGCTAATCCGTGCAGTCTCTCGACATTTAACGGGAAGACAAGATTTCCGACAACTGAGTTCCAGTAACGGGCGTGTGGTTCGAAAGCTCTTTCGAAGATTTATAAGGGCTTTTCATCCTTTAAATCGAACTACATCGTTGACCGCCTGCTCTATCAGGTTAGAAAACCAGGTCTACGTATTTAGTACGGAAGTATTAAGTACACGATTCTATACCATGACAAGCTGAAGAGCCTTCCACTGAGTGGCTAAGGAAAATTCAACTCCGGTAGGAAGAACAGTACACCGTTTTGGACTATTTACACTACAAGACCCCATGGCCAAGTTTAACGTCTTTCCGGGACCACGATACAGCATTAACTGCTTAGCCATACCGCTTCACATGACCCCAACAAGTGTGAGGTTCCCCCTTAGTGTAAGATGTGGTTTCTATTTCTCACAGAATATAGAAAACCATTGCGAACAGTCTTCCAAAGACTCTTCATATCCGCAAGTGAATCGAAAGTAGGGACATAAAGAACATTATCCCTTTCACCATCATCTACACACCGAACCCAGGGTTTCTTGGGCACTACAAGGAGCTCAGCGGCTTCCGGACCTTGTAAGGGTCTCTGTGAGTCGAGAAAGCAACCCTCGAGCTCATATGAACGATAGAGACCACACGCTAGCCTCTTCTGGTCTAGCGTTATCCGATAACGGAAATCGGCAGGTGGAGTCATCCCTAGACCTCCACATGACTTAGGAAGAAAATAATTCCTAGTCATCTTGATCCTACCCCTTCTAACGAAATAGTTGGGTGGTTGTGAAGGGACTGTAGCAGGAATTGTTTTCGCATAACGAACGAACAATTCAGACTCTCGCTTCAGTCCTTCTGAGTGCCTATCAATGTACATGGCAGCTACTTTAGAATGATCCCTAAAGCAGCCTCTCATCACTTCATTAAAACAATCAGCTAATGAACTGTGCTGATCGTGATGAGACTCAGCGGTTCCCTCTTTGGATTGAACCTTATGTTGACCAAAGAACAGGCCAACATTCAGAAAGTCGATTCTTCTAGGAAGAACGCCGTTCCCTTGTCTCCTAAGATCATAGAGACAAGCAACTGAATTAATGTTGCTATAAACTGCATGGTGATAAGCCTTACCAACGGACATATCAAGCCCAACGGAAGCCCCAGCCTTAATATGATCCTCCCAAAGAGATGGAGGAGCACAATAGAGCATATCGTCGCCATTAATAAGAACATGGTTTAAGATATCCCCTATAGGCCAAGACTCAAATCGAGCCCGATTTGTATGTAGATAAACACCCAAATTGGCAATGCAGAGAATAGGAAACGAGAGAATCGAACCCATAAGCTGACCCCTTTTCATATCGCCCCTGTACTCACCAACCTTTCGGTCAGCTTTAACAGGATAGTGGAGGCGATGGAAGCCAAGAACTTGGAGGGCTTCCTGTTGCTTTTCTTCAGGCAACACAGAGATCAATTCACGGAAGATTCTTCCTGAATATTTCCAAGAGAGATTATCGGTAGCAGCAGAATAGTCAATTGAAAACCATTCGTCGGAGGGTGCTGCTCTCTTCACAAGATCAAGAAGATCAGACTCAAGAAACGGTCTGCCGATTAATCGGAAACAAGGAATGCGACGAAGAGCACCATGGAGTGCCTTCTGGAGAATTCGCATCTTGTAGTAAGGAAGAGCTTCACCTTTAGAGATGACTCTTACCTTCATAGGCTCAAGAACGGCCTGGATAGTACAGTTCAACAATCTATCCGGACGAGTTTGGTTCGACAGACGTAACCAATTGCTTCTACCCTCAGGTTCGAAGATCTCCCGGACCACCGGTCGCCCCGCTCTTACGCAAAAGGGCACCCAAACCATCTTCTCTAAGATTGGTTCTCTGGCAACATCACAATCCACCTCATCAAACTGAGCTAAGGAAAGTAATGCAGATTGTTGCCCACCATCTGCCCTCGAGTGCTCAAAAGCAGCACTCTTAGACGGTTCCAAAGAGCAGAACTCGTCGAGGTTTATACCAAGTATTTCATCTTGGACCGCCTTCATTACAATTTGAAAGGCGGGCAGACTGAAGATTGAATTAATCACATCTTCATTGCCATCATCTTCTTTAGTGAGAGTGGCAAGGTGTTCCCCATAAGTGTCTTCGACAATGGATTCGGAGACGGGGAGAGCTGCACGTTTACACTGCAGCCAACTGTACCATAAGTGGACGTTTGAAGAGTTAAAGACTCTTAAACGGTTGTTCATCCACTTACGAAGAGCTCCAACTGGCTTGAAGCACAAGTCAGGGCTCTTGGGGGGTTGATTACGAAGAAATCTAGCTTTAGGATAGGTGAGGAGGTGTTTAGACCGCTTCAACCAAATCGTCTCGCTAGGAGAACTATCTAAGTAATCATGAATCTGTTGTTTCAGTGCTTGAACAATGCACCTAGCGGCTTTATGGTGTTCCAAAACCATCACAAGACCGCGCAACAGACCCTCTGTCCTCTCCACGATTGTTACAACGTGCGGGAGAATGTCGCACGTCTGGATTTTGCTATCCAGCGCTGCGGCCGAATTATTGGCTAAGTTTCGAGACTTAGAATTCGGACGATTCTGCCTGTTTGTATTAA